TTCTGCAAGGCTAAACGGTGTTCGCAAGAGGTTATGGAATTCTGAGATGGAGATAAAAATACTGGCTTCCGGGAGCAGTGGTAACGCTTACTTTGTGAGCGACGGCAAAACGCCGTTGCTCCTGGAGGCCGGTATTCCATTTCGCCTTATTCAGCAAGGCTTAAACTTTGAAGTATCCCTGCTGGCCGGCTGCCTTATCTCACACGAACATCAAGACCACGCAAAGGCAGCGCATGAGGTTATGAGGGCGGGCATAGATTGTTATATGAGCCGCGGGACTGCTGAGGCCCTTAAACTACAGGGGCATAGGTTACATATCATTGAGGCACTGACGCAATTCCATATCGGCACCTGGGCGATAAAACCCTTCCAGTTGCATCACGGCGCTGCTGAGCCCCTCGGTTTCCTAATGGCTGACCAATTCCACGAGAAACTTCTTTTCGCCACTGATACGGCTTATATTGCCCACAGATTTGAAGGGCTAACGCACCTTATGATTGAGGCGAATTACAGCTCGCCTCTGCTCAAGGATAACACCCCTTCATCAGAGCTAAGGCGGTCGATTCTCCAGGACCACATGAGCCTAGAGACGTTAGTTGGGATGCTCCGGGCAAATGACTTGAGCAAGGTCAAAGAAATACATCTGCTCCACCTGAGCGATAACAACTCTGACGCAGATATGTTCAAGCGAAAGGTGCAGGAAATAACAGGCAAACCGGTTTATGTAGGAGGTACTTATGTTTCAGAAAGGTAGTAAAGTTAGATTAACTAGAGAGGCGCTTGAGAGGCTATATCCTGCTGGTGGTAGTTTGCAGAACACTGCAAGCTAAAAGGTATTTATCGTTGTCGGCTACAGCAGAGATAGAAAATGTACACGCGTAAGCACAGTAGGGGGTAGTCCTAATTCACACACAACATACCACAATTCATTCTTGGAGAAAGCAAGCTGAAATTCTATGCAGAATAAGTTAGTAAAGGAGGAAACACATGGCTAAAGTCGAAGTAAAAGTCCAGACAGAAAAGCTAGAGGTCAAGAGTAAGATTGTCGAGGAAACTAAGAAGGGAGAGGTCATTGACCGCGATATCGTTACCTCGGTGACGATAGAGTTTGTCGGTCCGCCTGGCAAGATGGATGATGTGATGTACACTCTCCGGGCTGGCCACCATGTCGATGTGACCTTCACCAGCCCTCAACAAAAGCTGCCACTGGAAGAGGCAAAAGAGCCGGCAACCGTAGAGAGCTAAGACTTAACGCCTTCGCTGAGGGATGGCCCCTGGTGCTGACGAGTATCGGTAAGAGGACGAGGCCATTAAGGGAATAGCGGAGTAAGCTAAAGGCGTTATAGAGAGTATAGGAATGACTATTAACTATCTTCATACTTCTCACTCCTTTCATATAGGTGGCGGGGGCCTGACCGACCCCCGCTATCACTTTATAGGGGGTAATTATGACAGGAGATGCCGAATGGCTAAAACAAAAGCAGATATAAAGCGGATTCGCGAGATTGCTTCGCGATTAGACGAGCTCGGAGTTCCGCGAAAGACAACGGACAAGATAAGAAGGTGGGCAAACGAAGAGGCAAAGCGACTCCGGGATGAGGCGAGGAAATGAGAGATAATGGCTCGCGGTAGATTTGTAAGCAAGGCTATCAGCCTGGACGAGAAGGTAGACGCTCTGTCGAGCGATACAGTTAGGCTGTTATTTACCTGGCTTATAACGCATCTCGATTGCGAAGGACGCATGTATGGTGATGCTCAAACTGTGAAAAGTATTGTCTTCCCCCGGCGCTCAATGAAAGCCCAAACCATTGAAAAATATCTGGTGGAACTGGAACACCAGGGCTTAATTTTGCGTTATTCGGCGCCCGGTGGGCACTATTTATTGATGAAAAACTTTGAAAAACATCAGCCAGGATTGCGAAAAGATAAGGAAAGTGCATCGCAAATCCCACCTTTTACTCCAGAGTTAGGACGGAGTAAAGACGGAGTAGGTCTAACACAAGTTAAAGTTAAAGATAAAACTAAAGATAAAGTTAAAGATAAAGAAGAAACTAAACAAGAAGAAAGTTTAGTTCAGTCTTTTAACTCAGAAAGTAAAATAAAAAAAGCAATAGAGTTTTATCAGGAAAACATTTTGCTCGGAGCCACTGTCTCAGAAGATGTAGAAGAAGAAATAAAGATTGCCTGTGGGCGATACTCTCCCTGGTGGGTTGTTGATGCGATTAGAGAAGCGTGCCGGGCCAATCATCCTGATTGGGGATATATCGGGGGCATCCTGAAGCATTGGTCGAAATATGGTAAGAAGGCAGGCAAACCTATCTCCCACTGATAGGCAATGAAAGAACAGCGAAAGGAGGATTGAAATGAAACCAGATGTATTGAGTGAACAAATAAGAGGACTATATGGGTACGTTCAAATGCTACGGAATTATTTTGAGGTTCACTCATGGTGCAGGCAACAAACCAATTATGACTCTGAATATATAGCTGATATTAACAGCAAGCTAATGAGCCTATGCAACAAAGTTTATGAATTAACTCAAGCCGATGTAGCTTATTATGAGCCTCTAATCAAAACGCTGGGAGGCGAACCACTAGAATTGAGCGATGATTGGGAGAATAATCTGTATCGTAATATCGTGCATACGCTAGCTGAAACCGAGAACATGATACCAGGAGGACAAGCGGAACGGGTTATGAAGGTTTGCAAAGCTCTCTATGAGCCTATTATCCAGCAGAGGATAGGGGAGATATTTGAGACACTAGAAAGGTGGTCTATAAACGGCTGGTTCGGTTGGGACATTACTCGGAATAAGTCTTATCAATCCCTCAAATCCAAATATCTGGAGGAGGTAAAGCATGAAGGTTCTAGCTGATTACTGGTTTAGCGACATGCGCGGGGGGACAGTCGGCATCATAGTCGGGGAAGACGAGCTCACTGGGGAATGGAAAGCCTACATCGGAGTAGGAGCGGGGTTCAATCGGGAATTGGACAAGGAGAGCATCCTGGACGGCGGGCAGAAGCTCCCCGTGTCATTCCTGGAAGGGCTGCTGCGGTGGCTGAAGCCTCAGAAGAAGGGGGGCAAGAAGTGACCAAGATAGCTAATTACACTACGACAGTAGCGGCCTTGAAGTCTATTGGCGAAATTCAGGGCATATTAGTGGCTCATGGCGCCACGCATATTCTGATGGACTACCAGGATAACCAGCCGGTGGGATTGGCATTTATCATCACCACGCCTTACGGGGATACTCCCTTTCGTCTTCCCGCTAACATGGGCAAAGTTGAAGCAGTCCTTCTTAAACAACTGGCATCCTCTAATCGTAGGCCATGGGACACGAAATACCAGGAGCAGCGAAAGGTCAAGATAAAGGAACAAGCAAGTAGGGTGGCCTGGAGAATACTTAAAGATTGGGTCCGGGCTCAAGTGGCAATCCTAGAGGCCGAAATGGTGACTATTGACCAGATATTCTTACCTTATATGGAAACAGGCCAGGGTAAAACACTTTATCAAGCCATGCTAGACCATAATCTTCAATTACCAAGGGGTGATGATGCAAAGGCAGATTAACCGCATCCCCGTCACCGAGCGAGACCTGAGGGAGTGGGTCCGGGATCTCTGTAAGATATACCACTGGCGTTTCCGATTCACCTGGACATCAATACATTCCCCGAAGGGCACGCTAGACTTATTACTGACGAATAGGGAACAAAAGCGGGTGATTTTTGCAGAACTCAAGAGCGAGAAGGGGAAAATGACCCCGGAGCAGCAGGAAACCTTTGACGACCTGAAAGCCTGTGGTGCCGAGGTTTACCTGTGGCGCCCTGGGGACATTGAGGGGATCGCTGAGATTCTGAGGATATGAGAAGATTTGAATTTGAAGTCTTGGGGATGGGGTTTAATAATTCCTCTTACCCTGGGGCGTTCACCAAAACTGTTCAGGGTATTATAGAGTCTCATATTGCCGGCATGGTGCTTCACCTTTTCAGCGGTTCAAGCCTGATAGGCAATGAACGAGTAGACATTGAACACAATAATGCTACACTGAACTGTGATGTTAAGGACTTTATCAAGACAGACAAGAGACATTGGGATTGGGTAGTTTTAGACCCGCCCTATAACATTACCCGGGTAGGCACGAAGCTAAAAGGCTATGGGTTGTCGGGCTGTATTGCCTCTGATGTTACTTTTCGCAGGGCATTAAAAGCATACTTCCAAGAAAATATTGACAATATCTTATGGCTCGATATTTGCGCTCCTATGGTAAGTGGGTTTAATCGGGAGAAGTTGTGGCTGTTACTACCAGGGGGCTTTCATACAGTCCGAGTATTATCTTGGCTGAAGAAGGAAACAAAGCTATTGATATAAGCCATGACAGAAAGACTTGCCGAAGGTGCTACAATGAAAACAATGGCCGGCGTGGAGCTCATAGACTGTAAGCTGACTCCCCAGGAATGGGAAGTAATCAAGATTATCCGAGCCGAAGAGATAGAGTTTGGACAGATAATTTTTACCACTCATGTTGAACATGGTAAAATTAGTAGAGTAGAGATGGAAAAGGTTATCGAGAGCAAGAAGATTAAAAGCTAACTAAGCGCTGACGGAACAACCGAGGCGAGCTTTACCAGGGGAAACCGGGGAAACCGGGGAAACCTGGGGGTTCGCCTCTTTTTTTATTACGATGATTAAAGAGCTATTAGAGCGAATCCTGGGGATAAGACGGAAGCCACTCACCAGAAGGGAAACTGAGGTTCTGCGCTACATGTGCCGGGGCTGGCAGAACAAGGAAATCGCCTGCCACATGGGAATAGGGCATCAGACAGTCAAAAATCATGTCCAGCATATCTACCAGAAGTTAGGAGTTCGTAACAGAGTTCAGGCCACTTCCTACGCTCTGAGGAGGGGGTGGTTCTGATGGCACTCTGGGAAGGCCTATCAATACAGAGCAAGAGGAACCTGGCTCGTTATTGCAGAAAGGAGCTCGGCATCTTCTTCAAACCACCGGGGAGCAAGAAGCAGGCTATTGAAGTCCAGGGGAAGCTCGAAAGCCTCGAAGAGATAGATAAGCTCATGCGCCAGAAGCCTCAAGGGAGAATGGGGCGTGGCTGAGCTTGACTGCCGAAAGTGTAAACGCTGGAAGGGCTGCCCTGGCAAATGGTATTCGTATACTGAAAATGGGAAAAAAGCGGAAAAAGAATGGTATCACTACGGGGAGATACGCTGGTGCCCGCGACAAATCCTCTGGATTCTAGACCACGCCGATATATTCAGGGCTGGGGATTGGGTGACAAGGCATGAGGAATCAGGCGAATCAAAACAGCTTCACTCAGAGGCTTACTTTGTCAAAGCGGGCATAGCGATTGCCGAGATAGAGGCTAGGCTCGAAACTGTGGACAACAAGGGGGAGCTCCTCATCACCCAGGTCGAGGATGGCAGGACTCTTAGTAACCTGAGCGATGGAGCCCGGGCGATCCTGATGTATCTCAAGGGAAAGAAACGGAAGCGGATAGACTTTAGCCGGTGGAAGAGAGAGGTTTGGGATGCGTCAAAAACTGGCGAAAAACAACAGTTTTCGCAAAAACTTGACAAACTTTATACTTAATGGTATCTTGACAAAGTGGGCATTTAGTATGCCCTCAAGTCATTTTAGAGCCAAAATCGTCACATTTTCGTCACAAAATCGTGTCGAAATCGTGGTAATATTATTACCAAAATCGCCGTGTCGGGAATCTGTAAATCGGTTTGGTAAATCGCTGCAAAATTATTACTCTGTAGCGGGCAGGACAAAGCGGTTAAGTCGCAAGTCCCATTAACTTGAGGACTGGGTTCGACTCCCAGGCCCGCCACCAAGCAATTAAATGAGCCGCCCTTTCGGGTGGTTTTTGCATTTAGGGAGGTAAACATGAGCAGCCCACCATTATGTTTCATCATCGACGCATGGCGTAGTATAGAACGGCATACCTATCGTCATATTCGCCATCACAGGTCAAGCCGAAGCAGGCGTAGATAATAGAGGGTGTACATGAACACAAACCCAATAGTAGAGATATTCCGAGCAATAGTCAGACCGGCAGTTACAATAATCTTTGCTGCCGTAATTGCCCAGGTTGTGGTTGAGGGAATTGCTGCTCCTCAATGGTTCCTGGGCCTGGCTGCTACCTGCATCCTGTGGTGGTTTGGTGACAGGACGGTCCAGCACATCAAGGAGAAGAAGGAGCAAGACTAATGGGCTTCCTGAAAGGCATTAAGCCTTCTACCTTCCTGGATACTCACCAGGAGTGGCACGCTCTAATTGAGGGGTTTAGTGATGGCTTTTGCATACGGAAGGCTAGGTATGAGCCTTGGGATGGAGGAAATGACGATGAGAACTTATTGAAGTCTCTGAGGAAGGAACATCACTACTACAACATAGGGCGAGTCCCTGGATTTGCATCTTTCATTATCTTGGTAACAGGCATGATAGCTTGGATAATAGGAGCGGTAATATGAAGGAGCCTAAAAGACGAACCTAGAATATATCGAAGCAATTACGAATTCAAGTGTTCTAAATGTGGACAACCGATTAAGGCTCAGTCTCCGTATTACATAGAGCAGAAGCCTATTGTCGTGGCCGGCGACAGAATCTTGGACATTCGGCGTGTTCATGCTGAGTGTCCTGAGGTAAAAGATGGAATTTGACGATAACTTTACATGGACTGAGGACTCGACGACTTTAGAGGAACAAGATGGCGAAACGGAAATCTAAATATGCTAAGGGCAAGCATCCGAACTCCCTGGCAAACATCAAGGAGCATGGTTTTAAGCCAGGGCAATCGGGCAACCCGAAGGGGAGACCACCTAACATAAAGTATGTCAGCGAGGCTCTGAGGGAGCTACTAGCAGAAGACAAATCCTTAGCTTATTACCTGGCTAAGAATCTAGCAAAACGAGCACTGAAGAACTCAGGCGACCTTAGCTTACTATTTGAGCGCACAGAGGGCAAGGTTACTCAGCCTATAGGTGGAGACCCGAACATGCCAATCGTAGTCGAAAAGATAGTGGCTCATGTAACAGAGGAGAATAATGGCTCAGGCAGTAGCCCAGGAAGATAGACCCGTCTACCGGGAAATCATAGGCAACGATATACATCTGAACTTCCACCCTGGGCAGTCTAAGACATGGCAGAGCATTAAAAGGTTCATCGCTATGCAGGCTGGCACACAGGGGGGTAAGACTGTTTTTGGACCAGACTGGCTGTATCGGGAAATCAAGAACTGCGGGTCTGGGGACTATCTAGCCGTAACTTCTACCTTCCCTCTGCTAGAGCTGAAGATGCTGCCTGAGTTCCTGACTCTATTTGTTGACCTGCTCCACCTGGGTACTTACTCGGATTATAAAAAGGCTTTCACCTTCCATGACGGCAAGACCAGGGTGATATTCGGCAGTGCAACAAACCCTGAGTCTCTGGAGTCTGCCACGGCTAAGGGAGCCTGGCTTGATGAACCAGGGCAAAAACAGTTCAGGCGGGATACTTGGGAGGCCGTGCAGAGGCGTCTTTCTATTTACCAGGGAAGGACTCTGTTCACTACCTCGCTTTATTGTCTGGGCTGGTTTAAGACTGAGGTTTTTGACTTGTGGGAAGCTGGCGATCCTGATTACGATGTAATCATATTCGACTCCACAATGAACCCAGCTTTCCCGAAGACTGAATTTGAGAGAGTCCGATCAAGGCTTCCTTCATGGAAATTCAATATGCTCTACCGCGGGAGATACGATAAACCCGAAGGGCTTATCTACTCCTCGTTTAACCCCCAGCACTGCTTAAAGGGGAGCTTCGAGATACCTAAAAACTGGCTAATCTATGTAGGGCACGACTTCGGCGCTGCCAACCCCGCTGCAATCTTCTTCGCTGAGGACCCGGGGACTGGACTTCTGTGGGCTTTCCATGAATATCGCCCGGGGCCAGGTAAGTCAGTAGCTGAAAATGTAGCTGAGTTTAAGAGAATCACTGAAGGCTATACCGTGGTGAAGAGAGTGGGGGGAAGCCACCAGGAAGAGGAAATCAGGCAGGCTTATGATGCTCACGGCTGGGCGATAAGCGAACCACCGGAGATGAACCGCAAGGTAGAGACTCAAATAGCTAAGGTTTTCGCTTGGCACAAGCTCAACAGGATTATGGTGTTCAAAGACCTATTGGGCTACCTGGACGAGAAGCAATCATTTTCCCGAAAGCTGGATGACAGATACCAGCCCACCGATGAGATAGAGAACGAATCGCATTATCACCTGATGGCAGCAGAACGCTACATCATAGCAGACCTGGACGAGCCAGACAGGGTAGTGGATAAGGGAGAGGCGGAGGCCTGGCAATACTAAGGAGGGCAATATGGGCATCATTGAGTACATAGGCAGTATTGGGGGTGTGGCGGGAGTTCTCACAGTCATTATGTTTCTGGCATATAGGCATCTTGTTAATCAGATGCGCCAGGACAGAATGTTCATGGAAGATAGACTCACTGGGTTTATCACGAACTATAACGATGCCGTGGAGGAGAATACGAAGGTATTATCGGAGCTATTTACTTGGCTCAAAGCCAAGAACGGGCACAACTAAGGAGTAACTATGGCAGAGCAAGATACAGAATACAAGGCATTTGACAATAAGCGGGGAACACTAAAGCCTATATATGACCGGCAGGACGTAGACGAGGCTCTTTACTTCCTGAAGCCCTATAAGATGATGAGGCTGGACAAGCCCAGTGAGGAAATGCCAGATGTCGCCAATGTTACGATGAACGATTGCCTGCTCTACGCCGTGAAAGCAATATCCATACTTGGCGGGGCGACCATGCAGGCAGTCATTAAAGGGCATAAATTAACAGACAAGCAGACAACTTTGATTGAGCAATTCCTTTCCGATGTCTACTACATGATAGACGAGTTGCTTGAGAACAGGGGTATATGGGGCTTAGGAGCTTTTATAGATGAGCAGATAATGATTCGAGGTCATGTGGCTGCCCGTCCTTGTCTAAGGATAGGCGAGGACAAAGTGCTTATCCCTGATGTTACTCCCCTAGATACCCGATTCTTTGCCCCAGAGTTGGGCGAAGAGGGAATTGTTTGGGGAGCTCCTTGGTTTACTCAGACTAAAGAGGAACTGGAGCGGGAATATAGCAAGCCTGGCGACACACTGCCTACTATATCGGGAAGTGAGAATGAGGTCGTTGACCTGTGGAACTCCGAAGAGAATATCGTATTCATAGAAAAGCAGATAGCCCGAAGGCAACCTAACACCTATAAATACCCACCTTTTGTCTATTCAATCGTCCACGCTGGCTCCATGTTCTACAGCAAAGATGCAGTAGAGCACAAGGGCGAAAGCATACTCTGGGGTAATCGTGAGCTATGGACGGAAAAGAACAAGACCGCAACTATCTTGCAGACAATCAATGTCAATTCGCTATTTGCTGCCCTGCAACTTGAGGCTTCCAAGCCCAAGAAGCCAAAGGAATCACCTTACAAGCAAAGGGTTGTTCTTGACGTAGAGAAGGGTGGAGGCTTCAAGGCAATGCCGATTAGCGACATAAAGAGAGCTACGACCTTGTTTTACTCCATCCTGGAGTCCGATTTACAGCGTGGAAGCCTAGCAGCGATTGACTACGGCACATTACAATTCCCACTTTCATCGCTGGCAATGGCTAAGCTCTTGGGTTCACGAAACGACATATTCCTACCCCGAGTGAATACGAAGGCAGTATTTTACCAAGCTCTTAGCCGGATGCTCATTAACCAAGTCATACAGCTAGGCCAGCCCATAATCGTAGGGCAGAAGGGCAGCGAGAACGAGTATAACCCCGGGGACCTGGAAGGTGACTACACGATTGAGTATCGGTTTTTCACTGAATCGGCTGAGGAGAAGGTAGCTAACTTCTCCATCGCCAAGGATGCAATCGCCTTCTACAGTAGAGACACTATAAGACGGGAGTATTTACATGATAAAGACCCTGATGGCGAAGAGTTGAAGTTTACATACGAACTAGCTAAGAGAGTGGACGAGGTAGTGTTCCTTTATGACACAGCAAGGAAATTACTCGAACCTGTAAAGCAGGGGGAAAAGCCGAGTATTCAAAACAAGATTGAGGCTTACCTGCTGGCACAGAGATTAAGGACTATCATCAGGCAACGGAACGCTATGGGGCAGTTGAGCCAGTTGGAAGCTAATCGTTTCCCCGAAGTTCAAGCTGAGGCTCAAAGTAAGCCCCAGCTCCCGTTGACCAATGAAGGCGGTGGCGGTGCTCAAGCTGCTAGCACAGGCAAAATCGCAGAAAGACCATCAATGCTAAGTAGGGCTACAGGGCCAGAAGAAGCTAACGAGGAGGCTGAATATGAGTAAAGATGAGATTGACTTTGAATTTACTGTAAAAGACCTTGACCAGATGGTGCTCGATGCTGCCAGGGGGAATGAGGGTATTGAGGGGAACAAAGCCAAGCCAACCAGACCGAACTTTTTAGAGATGCTACGAACTGGTGGAAAGCTAGGGAAACTTAACGCTGAGAAACAGGAATGAATGGAAGAGTATCTAAGAAGATAAGAAAATATAGCAAATTGAACTTTCTTGAATATGTTAATGCAGTGAAGCAGTGGCCACTCTCAGCAAGGTGGAGGCTTTGCTGGCATATCTTATTTCGTAAAGGTGTTGGTTAATGAACGGATTTACGCTAAACGAAGGGGAATTACTAAAGAAATACGGGCAGACAAAGCAGCTAGAGATAGAACGTCTTTTGTCTCAATATGGGACTTCCCTGAAGGACATGAGGGAGCTATATCCCCAGCTTACAGAGACTATCGCGCAGAGAAGGCTAACGACTGCTTTTCCGACACAGCCATTGTTCTTTACTTCGTATGAAGCTGCGGAGATGGGATTGCGCTTAGACGAAGGCTGGATGCTGAAGATGAGTCCAACAGAAGGAAATGGGGGTTATACCTCTAGCATTATTACCCCGCAAAAGTGGGAGATAACAGAGAATGACCTTTACATAGCACCATCAGGGGAGCAATACAGCAGGGCTGACATGGAGGCGCTTCTGGGTGTACCAACAGGGGGCTTAGAGGCTACTACACGAGCTTTGAGCATAAAGGATTTAACCGAAGAAGGACAACGCCTTTACGAAGAGTATCAGCAAGCTGGCGGCGCTTTAGATGTCAAAGGCTGGGTGGATTTAAGAGAGAGACAGCAACTAGAGACTGAGCAAGTATTCGGTGCGGTGTTTCCCGAGCAGGATATTCAGGAGGTCTTGGATTATATGGCAGCCAATCCTGAAGGATTCCTTGCCGATATACGGGAAATTGGGCCGACTGAGGATATGGTGGCATTTCTCAAGACACTGGAATTTGAAGATGCAGAGGGAAATGCTGTGCATCTTACCGATGCTGACATACAGGAATTATTCGCTCCGACAGTTGTGCCAGAATACGCACCTGAAAGCTGGATTAAGGATAACATCTTAGACCCTCTCTATGCTGGTGCTGTGAGTTTTATTCATGGGCTAAAGATGGCATTTACCTCTGTTTTGCCTGCTACTCTTACAGAACCTATCCCATATCCTCAGCAAGTGCCTACTGAAACAGCCCCTGGTTTGCTTCCTGGTAGCCGTGCATGGTATGAGGCCGCTACTTTTGAACCTACGGCTATTGAGCAACGGCAGGAGGAAATTAAAGTTATTAAAGAAGAACAGGTAAACCATTTTTTGCAACTTATGCAAGAAAATGATGCTTGGATTCAGGAACACCCTGAACTTACGCCGAAGCCCTTGTATTTAGAAAGTCCATTTGAGCATACGGAATTATTCAAAGACCCTGGCTACTATGCGTATTCCATTACTAGTAGCCTTGCTTATACGGCTGCTACTATGGGAACGATAATAGCGGTATCAGCCGTAGCTACTCCTTTTGTTGGTGTGCCTGCTGGCTTATTAGTTGCTGGTGCTCCTGAAGCTGCCAGTATGACAGAAGAATTAGTGAAGCAGGGAATACCATTTGAGGAAGCTGCAAAGTGGGGTTCAATTTATGGCCTCGCGGCTGGTGGTATCGAGACAGTTTCAGACTTGCCCTTCATAGGACTTGTATTCAAACCAGTAAAGACGGCGGTTCAGCCGATGTGGAATACACTCCTCAGAGGGACAGCCAGCCGACTTGCTAAAGCTGCTATCACGGCAGCCGTTATCCCTAATATCGAGGGCTTGGAAGAGGCAATTACCCAGGCAGTTCATAACGCTATTCTCAAACATTATGACGAAACAGTATCTATTTTAGATGGCGTAAGTCATGCCTATATTCAGGGCCTGATAGCTTCTTTGCCTTTCATGGTTATTGGTGGCAGAGCGTCGTTCAGGACATTCCGAACCAGCTTATCAGAGGAAACAGGTACACAGTATGACAAGCTGGTAAGCGATTTTGAGAAAGCAGGACTCACTAAGCAGCAAGCTCAGGTCCAGGCTGCCAATGAGCTAGCCAAGACTCCCGAAGGCGAAGCGGAACTCTCTAAGGCTATTGAGGCAGCACAAGAAGAATACTATGAGGAACATCCTGAATTAACTCGGCCAAGCATGGAAGTTGTCATGCCAGAATTGGCGGAGGATGTTCTACAAGAGATAGAGATAACGAGAGAGATGGCTAAAAGGGGTATGCCTGAGATTGCCACAGGTCAAGAATATGCCGCTACTGTTTATCGAGGTTATAAAGTTGGCGGTGAGGCAGTAGATGAGGGCTTATTTGGTAAGGGAACTTACTATACTACCAGCCAAGAATACGCAGAGACTTATGACGGGAAAGAGGTTACGACTGTCAACCTCAAAAACCCATTTGTTATAAACACTCAACAGGAAGCTGAAGCCTTCTGGAATGAGACGACCAGACCTGCAAGGGAACAGGCAATCAGAGAAGGCAAGACAGTAGAAGAAGCTGACGAACTGGCTGCCAGAGCAGCTAGGGATTATCTTGAAAGTCGAGGCTATGATGGACTCATAGCCAGAAACATAATTGAAAAGGGAGATGAGGTTGTAGTTTTCCATCCTGAGAAAGCAGCGGGTGTTCCCACAACTGAAGCTGGGATGCCAGAGGCAGGCGTAGAGGCACCAGTTGAGCCGATAGAGGTCAGTACCAGACGGCAATTAGAGGGACTTGGCGGGATGTATCAGGAATGGTGGAGCAAACGGAAGACTGCCGATGACACTAAGGCTGCATTGGCTAAGTTTGTCAAAGTGAACCTCCCGATGGATGCTAGGGGTAAGTTCATAACTGCGGTTGCCAAAGTTAAGACGGATGCACAGTTGACGGCATTGATGACAAGAGTTATGGAGTTTGCCGAAAGCAATGCCCAGAAAGTTCTCAAGGCTGAAGTTAGAACGGAGCTCAAGGAAGCAAGAGCGAAAATCAAAGACCATATCCTTAAAGGTAAGTTCACGCCTGAGACACAGAGATTACTTGATGTTCTCAATCACAACCTGGAACTTGATAGGGATACCGCCAGGGAGAAGATTGTCACGAACATCAGGGCATACGAATCAGGGGAGTTATCTTATGAGGAAATGTTCAAAGCCAATGAAGCTCTTAACTTCGCTGGCATAGATGGTATGTCCTCAGAGGAGTTGGCTAACCTACTGAATTATATCAAGTCTCTTGAAGCTATAGGGAGGTCTGAGCGACAGGCAAAGCAGGAGATTGCTACCGAGGAAATCAAGACTGTTAGCGCAGACATTTCTAATATACTTACTGGCGGGAAGGGATTAAAGACAGGCATCGGGGCCGTACCAAGGAAGGGACTGGCAGCCAAGCCCGGGTGGTTAGATACCTTTGTCAACTGGCAGTATGGTATAGATAATCTGGCTGACAAACTAAGCAAGTTTGACACTACCTCCAAACCCTATCAAAGCGTTATTAGCACATTCGTATCTCAGGTTCACCGCGCAACCAATAGGCAGTTCATCGGAACTAAGGAAGCCTATAGCAAGGTTAAGGATGCGGTTGGTGAAGTATTCGGGGTCAAGGGTGGGCGTGCTATCAATGAGGTTCTTAATGGACTTGATGAGGAAGTTAATCTCGGCACCTTTGAACTCACTGCCGAGTATGTCGCTAATCACCCTGGAGCTACTACAATTACTATCAAGATGACCAGGAATGAGATGCTTGCTAAATATATGCAGATGCAAGACCGGACTCTTGATAACACCTTCACTACCGGCATGGGCTGGTCAATGGAGGTCAGGAACGCTATAGAGAACAACTTGACTGCCGAAGAAAAGAAGCTGGTAGATGTGTTCTTCCAGTTCTATGAGGATTATTACAACACAATAAACCCGATATATCAGGAACTCTACAATGTAGATGTGCCCCATAACCCCCGATATTCACCTATCAGGCGGGATTTTGAGGCCGATATAACGGAGAGTATTTTGACCTTTCAGGATGCCGCTCAATATGCCTCGGTTCTCAATGGTAGTCTGAAGGCAAGGCAGAGAAACATAAGACCTCTCAAGTTCAACGGAGCTACGCAGATACTCTCAAACCACATAGAACAGATGGAGCACTTCAAGGCATGGGCTATCACCATGAGGGATATGCGCCGTGTCTTTGGCAATACAGAGATAAAACAGGCGATAGAGCAGTATCACGGGCAGGGTATCGTTCAGTTAATTGATAAGTTTATGAACCAAATGGCAAGGGGTGGCATTGAGACGGCGGCTACTAACAGGGTTGCTGATTGGCTCAGGAGGAACTTTACCAGGTCAATCCTGGCTATTAAGCCGGTTATTGCATTGAAGCAGATACCATCTCTATTCGCCTATGTTTCCGACCAAGAGATGGGCGTGACAGGTTTTGTCTCCGGTATTGCGGATTTCTGGACTTCACCGATTGCCCATTTTAAGTTCCTCTATAAGAACTCTGAGGGATTCAGGGCTAGGATACAGGCGGGTTTTGAACGAGATATTGCGGCTGCTCTTGCGCAGCATGGAAACAAAGAAATAGCTGGTCGGGGAAGCATAAAAAACTGGTTTATGCTTCAAATTAGGTTTGGTGACACCTTCGCAGTTACTCAAGGCATGTGGGCTAAATATAGAGATGGGCTAAATAAAGGACTCTCACAGGCTGAAGCTATAGCCACTGCCGAAGACCTCACAAATAGAACACAGCCTAGTTTTGGTATTGATACTCTATCGGCTATTCAGAATGGTGGATCATGGCTCAAGCTAATGACTATGTTCCAGAACCAGCCGAACAAATACTTCAGACTGATTGGGGACAATTTACGCAACTTCAAATATGGTAGGGGGAGCAGAGCAAAGGCAGCCGGGACTATCCTTTTGGCGTGGGTAGTTCTGCCTATGATGTTTCAGTATATTGCCGATGCCTTCCAGTGGAAGCCTGAAAGACAGGCCAGGGCTGGGATACTTGGTCCCTTGAACTTTATTCTGATTGGCGGGCAGATGGTTCAATCTATATGGGGATGGCTGACCAATGAGCCCTTTGATTACCAGGTCAGTCCAGTTGCACAGACTGCGGATGACCTGAGAAATATCTTCCTCAAAGCCAAGAAGTTAATAAGTCAGGGGCAAGACCCTTATAAAGATATAAGCCTCGATGATGTAGCGGCTCTTGTAGAGTATTTAGCCAAAGCGGCCGGGCAGATAACCGGATTGCCTACCCCGTATTTTGTTCAGGTTGAAAAAGGTATCAGGACAAAGCTGCAAGAGGGAGAAGATATTAACATAAAGGATTTCCTCTTCAGCCAGTGGGCATTACAACCCCCAGCCAAAAATGCAGAGCAGAAGGTGGAAGACCTGAACTTGAAACTTGGCGAAGTCAAGGAGGGGCAAGAAGATAAACCATTATCGGAACGGGAGTTGAACCTCTACACCACTATTGATTGGTTCAGGGATATTGGGAATGTTTATAGTAATGTCTTGCCACAGGATATTCTGGATAACCCTAACGCATCAAAGGAAAGCAAGGCGTGGGCTGAATATGAAATAGCCCGCTCCCAGGCTGATATACTCCCGAACATTGCACTCTATCAAATAAACACGGAAGACAATGACGATACCATAATCAATTATTATCAGCAGTGGAAGGCCAGAGAAAGAATAACCAGCCTTGCCCAATTAAAAGAATTTGACGCACTCTATCCTAAAGCCTACCTGGGGAATGTAAGTAGACAACAATATGAGTTACTTGTCAAATATCTAGAAAACGAATTATTAACAAAGGATGCTTTCCTCGATATCCATCCTGAGTTAAAGATTAACCCCAGAGACGAGTGGCTGAAAGCTAACCCGATAGGTAACGCTCGACTAGCTTTAGCTGGAAAGGCAAAGCTCCTCACCCTTGAAGCCTACAATCAATTTAAGGGGTTGCTTGAGACGCTAGATATACCTACTGATGCCATACCATCAATGACTCTACCACCTGAAGGGTCTGTAGAAAACTACTTTAAGTATGGTGAGATGGGTGAGGAATATGGCTGGAATAGCTGGGAAGTTCAATTAATACTGGCTAAAGACAATGACCTCCTTGAGTTCTTGGGGAGAGAGCCAATAGATAGTCCGATTGAAGCTCTTGAGTTGAAGGTTAAGAATAGAAAACTATTTGACCTTATGGACAGTTATTCTGATAAGGACTCGCCACAATATCTAGATGACACATTTAAGGGTCCTGATGGGCTTACGGCAAGGGATATAGCCATTCAGAGATTGTATGCCGATAACCCTGATTTCAAGGACGACGTAAGGCGGATTGAAGCTTTGAGTGAGGGAACTAAAGAAAATCCAACGCCAGATGAAATAGTTGAGGGCTGGGTAGAGCGAGGTCAAAAAGTTGACGAATACGGGGCTAACAGTGCCGAGGTTAAACTGTGGCTGATAGACAACAAAGGAGTCCACCAGTGGGCACTTGACAACAAATTATTAACAGATGATGGTTCGGACTGGAATGAGCCTATTCTCAGACTCGATGTCCAGTATGGGGACAAATTCGACGAATATGACGCTTACGACGACAAGGCATCTCCCCTTTATATTGCGGATGACACAGCACGGGGTAATAAGAGGGAAGCGATGTTATTTGATACCAAGGGGATGACCAGTTTCGGAGTGGCATACTACACGAAAGAGGCACTTAAAAAGGACATACCCGAAAACCTAGTTAACACCTATGTTGGTTATTACGGCGTAAGGAAGAAAGAGGGCGTGGATTACTCGAAAACAGGCTGGTATGACGACGATTGGTACTTAATTGAAAATATGGACTTCTATGACACTATGGTCACGATGAGACTTTGGCAAGAACGAGACTTCAGCAAAGTGCCGACAAGGGAGGTTTTCAATCTGTACCAGACTTATTATACCAAGCATGAAGGTCAAGAAAGGATAACTTTTAGAATCCAGCATCCCGAATTGGATGCATGGCTAGTTTGGGCCAAACAGTATAGTTTTGCTAGTGATGCAACTAGGGATATATACTCGCATCACCCAGAGGAGTTTCTGGCATATTGGCCTAGATAGGTGTAATTCAGGAGGGTTTATGAAAGGCGTACCTAAAAGAGATAGCTCTGGCAGAGGAGTCAGGGCTAATAAAAACAGAGGTGGATGCAATAAACCGAGATCTGTGGGGAAAGGAAGTAACCGAAGGTGAATGAAGATTTTGCTTTATTCCAAGAGGAATTTAAGCGGTATCAACAATTATTCGGGCTAACTGGTTGGAAGGTTTACTTCAAATATGAGCCATTGGAGGAGCATTTCGCTGAGATTAACGCTAATCTGGGCGGTATGGTAGCCACAGTAAGTCTCAATAGCAAGCTCCCTAAGAAAGATAAGGTGTTTAAGGATATTAAACAGAGTGCCAAACATGAGGCGATACATCTACTGCTATCCCGATTGGAAAAAAATGCACGGTATCGCTTTGTATCTGAGGGCGAGATATATGAGACTACTGAGGAATTGGTATTTAAGCTAGAGAACTTAATCCCATAACTTAGGGTCGTTGGGAAAGCCACCGCCTTAAAGGGTGGCACTAGCCTCAGAAAATCTTTTACATTCTGAGGCATTTTCTATTTAGGAGGTTCAAATGGACGGAACTGAAAATCAGGAGGACACTCTTCAGGAAAATGGACAGCCTTCTTCTGAGGAAAAGGGAACTTCACCGAAGGAAGCCAAGACTTACACAGAGAAGGAGTTTCAAGAGCGGGTAAGCGATGCTCTCGCCAAAGCTGGCAGGGACGCCAAGTCATTAGCCGACCAGAAAGCTAGTATTGAAGCCCAGCAACAGGAGATTGACGCAACCAAAGCGGAAATCAACGAAATGCAAAAGCGGATAGACGAAGCGGAACTGGAGGCAGCCACGGGGGACCCCGACAAGCTCAGGGAACTTCAAGCTAAGAAGTCATACAGAGACCAATTAGCTGACCTGAGCACCAAAAAGAAGGAGCTTGATAGACGGGAGGCTGAGATTACTCGCAAAGAGGCTGAGCACGCAGAGACGGTTAAGGCAGCCGAGCAACACCAAATGGAAATGAGCCTATGGGAGATTGCGGCGGAAGCTGAAATTAACCCACAGACGCTCAAAGATGGTGTTAAGGAACTTAACCTGACAACTGTTGAGCAAGCCAAAGCACTCGCCAAACGACTGAAGCCAACGGGTGAACGACCACCAGGGGGCGAAGTTGAAGGCGAGAAAGTGACTCCTATACCTGTGCCGACGACTGGCAGTTCTCATGGAACACCTACCCTTGAGCAGCGAGGGAAGCAGTCAATGGAGGACTACGCTGCCACAAGGAAAAAGGAAGAACCAGACAAATTCCCATTATAGGAGGGATAAAAAATGACGCAAACTCTATTAACTTCAGACATCATAGCTAAAGAAGCTCTGTTGGTTCTGGAGAACGAAATGGTCATGGCTAACCTTTGCCACCGGGACATCTCAAAGGAGTTCAAAAAGGTAGGGGCAACTGTTACCATCCGCAAGCCAGCGACATTTGACGCAACCGCCTTCTCGACCACCGTTGCTGCCCAGGAAATAGTCGAGTCAAGTGTCCAGGTTATTCTGGACAAGTTTTACGACATCACGGCGCACATAACCTCACAGGAGATGTCGCTTGATTTAGTGAGCTTTTCAGAACAAGTGTTGCAGCCGATGATGCGCGAACACGCTCAGAATGTGGATGAGGTCATCTTCAGCGAAATCTACAAGACTGTAGCGGGCCACACACCGGTTGCTGGCACACCTGCCATAAGCGACCTGGCTAACCTGATGGCACAACTGGACATTCAGAAATGCCCTATTACCGAAAGAAGGGTTGTCCTGCATCCTATTACTCAGGCGAAATACGCTGCACTTGATGCGATACTTCACGCTGATAAGAGGGGCAAGTCGCTCACCATTGATGAGTATCGTATTGGGCGGGTACTAGGCGCAGACTACTACATGTCTCAGAATGTGCCGACCTGGGCAAGCAACTCCAATGACGATACTCTGGCATTTAAGGGAGCTGCTACTGCCGGCGCTACGGCTGCGACCCTCGATGCAGGTGGAACAGTAGGCGCTATCGCCGCTGGCGACGTTTTCAAGGTAGTGGGTAGTGACAGAGGCTATCTTATCGTAACCGGTAGCACTGTCCTAGCCGATGCAACTGCTGAAATTGACATCACCTTCACCCCAGCTCTTGATGCTGCATTGCTTGATAATGCCGTTGTTACCTTCCAGAGTGCTGGCAAGGTGAACCTGGCCTTCCACAAACACGCCTTTGCTGTTGTTTCCGCCCCACTCGAACCTTATATCGGCGGAGTCAACTGTAGCACTCAGAGCTACAAGGGCATATCCTGCCGTGTAGCTCTAGACGGTGATACCGTTGCGAAGGCAAACCGCATCTCGGTAGACATCCTCTTCGGAGTGAAAACTCTGGACAAGGAACTAGCAGCCAGACTTTGTGACTGATAGGCCGGCTGCGGAAAATATGAGAAGGGGGGAGGAATCCCCCCTTCAAGTTACAGGGAGGTTTTATGCGTATTCTACTCACAGGCAATAGCCCATTCTGCAACACTGGATATGGAGTGCAGCCAGCACAACTAGCACTTGAACTACGGGGGCTTGGGCATCAGGTGGCCATCTTTGCCTACTATGGTTTAGAGGGTGGCATTATTTACTGGAACGACATACCTATTTATCCCAACCCCGGGGGTGACTATGGTGCAACATGGGCAGAGAGGATTTACAATCATTTCAAGGCTGATTGTCTAATCACATTGATTGACGTGTGGATTATGGGGATGCAATCAGAAAACTGCAAATGGTTCCCCTGGACGCCGATTGACCACGAACCGATGCCACCGGGGGTTTATAGCGTGCTCAAAAACCACCCTGGGATTTACAAGACAATCGCCATGTCTCAGTTTGGGGAAAAGGAAATGAAGCGACTCAAAATCGATTGCTTCTATGTTCCCCACATGATTGACTGCAATGCCTATTATCCAAACTTGGAGATACGCAAGATACAGAGGGAAAATGTAGGCTGGACTGATAAGTTCGTCATAGGCAAAGTAGGCACGAATGTCCGCGAAAGAAAGGACTGGACATCTGCCTTTCTCGCATTAAGCAAATTCAAGAAATATCACGATGATGTGATGATGTATTGCCACACAGACCCTTCAGAATCAAGAGGGCGTAATCTTCAGGCGTTGCGGGAAAATCTAATGATACAAGACGTGACTCGCTTCCCCTCCATGGTGGAGATGAAGCTGACAGGCATTTCTTCCCTTACCATGAACAATATGTATAACTCGCTCGATGTCTATTTAAGCAACTCAAAGGGCGAGGGATTCGGCATACCGACCATAGAAGCGGAATCGGCGGGAGTCCCCGTCATTGTTTCCAATAACACGGCACAGCCTGAACTATGTGGCGGGGGATGGATCCTCAAGAGAATGATACCCGAATTTGACGAGCAATCGTCCTGGGAAGGAAGGGCCGACCCTGACGAAATCGTGGAGTATCTAGAGGAGGCTTACCAGGAAAAGAAGACGGGCAAGCTGGCAGAGAGAAAGATAGCAGCCAGGGAAAAGGCACTGGAATACGACATACCCGTTGTGGTGGAGAAATACTGGAAACCTGTCATTGCGGAAATCGAGAAGATGATACAGGCGCCCAGGAAAAAGCCTAAAAGGAAAGGTGAATATGCAAGAAGTCGCAGATAGGTTTAGGGAAACGGGCGATACCCGGGAACTCTATACCAGCTACGCCAAAGCCAGTGAGAAAAGCTGGGCAAATACCAAAAGGCCCTCTTACCAGACCGACTTGTGGTATTGCCATAACCGCAACCGCATCTGCCTTGAGATGCTGGGCGATTTGTGCGAGGGGAAAGATGTTCTGTCCATTGGCTCAAGGGAGTGGGTGGAAGATGAATTGCTTGAGTCAATCAACGGGAGAATTGTCAGGACAGACCTCATCGCACAGCCTGAGAAAAAGATTATAGGGGCCGATGCTGCCCAACTGCCTTTCAAGGAACAAACCTTCAATGTTGTTATTTGCAGGGAAGTGATTGAGCATGTGCCTGATGCGGATGCGACATTTCAAGAGATTAAGAGGGTATTAAAGCCCGAAGGCCATCTGCTTATAACGACACCAAACGGCTTAGGAGGGTATATTGACGGCGTAATCCATGTTCGGGGCTATACGCCCCCGTCATTCCTGGACGAATTAGAGACCCAGGGGTTTGATGTAATCAAGAAGAAAGGGGACATTCCCTATCTTCTCAACGGAATAGTGCTTTTCAAGTCTATTGAAGTTCAAGAGAGGCTACTTCAAGACTTCATGGAGATAGACCGCATAACTAGAGACTGCGAGCATCTCTATTATCTGAGTACACATTTATACGTTTTATGTAAAAGGAGGTAAATATGCCTGCTGAAAGCGAGGCTATCTCCACTGGTCAAGTTCATTGTGAGCACGCAAGTATGAATAGCATCGCTGGCATAAACCATGGCAGATATGGGGATTTTCAGTGGAATTGCAACGCCGACATTTATCAAATCTGTGAGACCACTTTAAGTTCTTAAGGTGAAGTTGGTTATGAGTGGCAGTACTAACTATTTGGAGGTTATCTGGATTGTTATTTAAGCCATTTCCGTCTTTATGGTGGACAATCTCATACCTATTTAATGAACGGCCTAAACTCCTCTCCATGACTAAGCGATGTTCATATTGCCAAACATGGGGCTCGGCAATCTTAATCTCGTAGTAAGGGATTCCACCTCTCAAGGCGATGCGTTTAGTGCCAATTGGCTTATAACGGGGATTAGACTTACCAGACATGGCTTCACTAATGTGTTGCCTATAAAGAGCCAAATTACGAGGTTTGCCTTTGCAGTTCTCGCATTGTCGAGGATACCAAAAGGCTTTTCGGTCGTTTCGTAATTTCGGTTTAACAGGGGCACCACATATTCGACATGGTTTGAATTCTAATTTCCTCATATCTTAATGATATACCAGCAAGGAGGGAAATGCAAATGCCTAGTACGAGCGAAGCGCAAAAAACTATGTCGTGCATGGCTCTAGGCTATAAGCGTCATGGCGAAAGTGCCATAAAAAGCGTCAAGAACAAAAAGGCTGTCATTGACATGGCGAACTCAATGACTGAGGAGCAGTTAAAGGATTACTGCCTTCAGCCGGTAAAGAAGTAGGTAAACGATGGTAAGGAATCTTAGCGCAATCAGGCAGACGGTCAGGCAAATACTCAAAGATGAGTTTGTCTCGGGGACAGATTATGAATTTGCCGAGGATGAGCTTGATATTCATATTGACCAAGCACTTATTGAAGTCTCTGGGGTTTGCCCTTATGAAGTGAGAGAGACTGTAGAAAGCGATGGCACAATAGAGATAGACCTTAGCGACATCGAGGACTTAATTGGAGATAAGGTGGAGAAAGTAGAGTATCCCACGGGGGAAAATCCACCTGACTACATACATGATTTTAGCATCTTCGGGAACACCCTCACGCTGAATACAGGTAGTGCTCCAACTTCGGGTGAGGACATCTATTTATATTGCCATAAGGTTCACACACTGACTGAATCGGCATCTACACTAGATTCAACACTGGAAGATGTCTTAATCAAGGGTGCTGTGGCTTATACAGCCCGTTCATGGCTTGGTGGGGAGATGCGTAAACAGATACTACCCAACACAGTGAAATGGTATCACGACTGGGCAAGTGAACACTACGCAATTTATCAGAAAGGACTCGATTCAATCACTCCAGCGAAAGGCTGGAAGTATTACTAAGGAATTGGGAAATGGCAGAAGGCAAAGCGAGGCAAAGATGAACACGGGAATAACGCTAAGTTTGAAGGTGGCTAAGACCTAGGAGGCAAACATGGCATTTCTAAAAGTAGCAAATAGAGCAATATCCTCATTAGCCAGTGGCGTAGATGAAGATGATACCGAATGGACTCTAGCCACAGGCGAGGGAGCGTTGTTCCCTGATTCAGGGGACTTTCCTGTCACCTGCGAAACTGAGATAGCTAAATGCACATCACGGACTGGGGATGTCCTGACAGTTAGTAGACACGAAGAAGGAACGGATGCTGCTGCTCATGCTGAAGGCAAGGCAGTCAAATTAAGGATTACGGCTGGGATAATTGAAGAGATTCAGGATGTACTGGATGGTGGGATAGACAAAACTCACCTTAGCCAGGATTTCGGTCCCTCATCGGCTAGGTTGCTCAATATGATTCTAACTCCTATTTCTAATGCTATTCTACAGATAGAGCATAGTCGAACAGGGCCTTTTACAGCTCTAATTAATGGAGCTCCAACAGCAACCTCAGTCGTATATGATGGTGAAGCCAATGAATCTTTCTTTAATGGCCTTCAAGCTGGAGCGGGCTATTGGGGCAGGATAGTTCTTCGCAATACCACTCGTGGCAATTCCCGTAAGGTAGTATCAGTGAACCTTGATACTAACACCATTACCACCGAATCTAGCACTGATGATTGGGCTGATGGCGACAACCTCACCACTCAGTCGCAGATTAATGCCTTTGTTGGCATGTTTGATGTAGACCTTAGCGCCAGTGTTCCTGCTACCTGGGCAGCCATATTAATCAATGGTAAATTAGTTGATAATAGTGGCGATCCTGGTGGGACTACGAGGGACGCTTGGTGGCATCCCTATGAAGCACTCGACTACGGCAAATTATGTGTAGTCGGAGCCTATGCTGCTAATTCAGGACAGGCAATGCAATTCTGGATTCCTGTTATATCTCAGAAGATGTGTATGCACTTTAGAAATAGTACTGATGTTGCTACCTGGAGTGCTGTTATAGGTCATGCTGAATATGCAGATACATAGTAGGAGAACCAATGTCCTCTAAGAAGGAAGGTAAATGGCTCAAGCAGTTTTTGATTTATGTGTCTTTGATGAAGTAGCCTTTGATGAAGAGATAGTCCCTACTGCTATCCCGCAAGCTGCCAGTAACTTAGAAGCGACAGCAGCCCGAATCAATGGGAAGATTTCAGATGATGGCGGCGAATCCTGTGAGGCCAGGTTCAGGTGGAGTCCGATTGAAGAGCTAATTGAACAACAACTTGATTATGATGGCTATGGGCATATTGATGGAGTATATGTCCACAGGATTGGACAACGCCTAACTATAACTAATCGCTTTGTCACCAAATTGGGATTCACTCTTCAAAAGGTTGGGAATCCCACTGGTGATGCCTATTTTAGAATTAGGAAAGTCTCAGACGATAGCATTATTGCTAGTAAAACATTGGATGCCTCCAGTATAAATACCAGTTTTACTTATTATGAAGTTGAATTTGATTCAGCCACCTATGTTAACGAAGAGGTAAGAATTTTTGCTGAATTCTATGGCGGGGATGGAGACAATCGGTTACGAGTACGTTTCTATAACGAAGAGTCGGTGAAAAGTGATGAATATGTAAGTGAATATTCAACCGCATACGGTTTTGAGGAATACGAAACTTGGGATGCAACATATAAATATACCTATTATGTACTTGAATGGACAACAACTGAATGGCAGAACACCCTGGTAACAGACAGTGAATACCATGAGGATTTAGTCGATTTAGAACCTGGAACAGAATACGAGTTCCAGACTCAGGCTAAGAATAGTGCTGGCGAGAGCGAGTGGACTGAATCCGCATATTTTACGACCCTAATAGGGCAACCTACTATGCGGCGATGGGGAGGTTCTATCTTGCCAATAGGAGCACAAAGAATAGGAAAAGGATGGTGATATATGGCTTCAAGTGATGCTAAACCGATACCACATAAAGGAGTAGCTTATCGAGTGACATTCCCTATCCTGGATGCTGATGGAGATTTAGTGACCGCAGCGGCAGGTCTTGACTCCGAAATCAGCAAAGATGGCGGGACATTCGCCGATTGCGATAACGAGGCCACGGAGATAGCTACGTCTAGCGGGATGTATTATCTCGACCTCACGGCAACCGAGATGAACGCCGATACCGTAGCGATTATAGTAAAGACCTCAACGAGCGGAGCTAAGACGACCCCTATAGTCCTTTATCCAGAGGAAGCAGGGGATATTAGGGCTAATCCCGATGCCCAGAAGGGATAGGAGGGAAGTATGAAGAGATATTGAAACGACAAGGAGCAACTAAAATCTAAAAAGGAGGCAACAAAACAATGGCAGCAGGAATTTATAAAAGCGGAGTAGCAATCATAGTAACCTATCAGGCGGTTAACAAGGCAACTGGCAAGACCGTCACGATGGATGTATATGATGAGGCGCACGCACTGGACGAGGCAAAATCTATAGCAGAGATGACCGAGATCGCTGCTACGGGAAGATACTACGCTACCTTTACACCAGATGCCGAGGGTGAGTGGATTGTCGTAATGAGGAACACTACCGACAGCAACGGCGATGCAGTCAAGGCTTTTGCCGTAGCCGGTCACGATGTGGACTCTATTGGTGATACCTTGGCCACGGTAGACGGCAAAGTTGATACAGTTGATACTGTCGTAGACGGCATTGTGACTGACATAGCGGCTGTTGATGGTAAAATTGATACCCTGGATGGTGTCGCAGATGGCATTGTGACTGATGTGGCAGCTGTAGACGGTAAGATCGATACTATAGATGGTGAGATTGAGACCATAGATACCGTCGTAGATGGAATCCAGACTGACCTCAGCAATGGAACCGATGGCCTGGGAGCGATTAAAGACGCTGTGGACGCCATAGCTTCGCCAGCGATGGTAGGGTAACAGAAGGATACAGGGGGGAGAGGAGAAGCAATCTCCTCTCTGTATCTTGAAGGATGAAAAATGGCAGAGCTTTATACTACGGGCATTAACAGGATAATCTACAGAGCTGAGGCATTCGGCATTGGAAAGACGGTTACTGGCTATCTATGGAGTCCAACGAATGTCAAGAGCGATCTTCAGACCTTCACTGAGATTGAGCTGGGATTGTACTATCTCGACTTCGACTTCACCAGCGCTGGGACTTGGACAGGCTTATTCCTTGAGAATGATGTATCTAAGGCCAGCGGAGTATTCAGAGTCAAGGAATTGGCGTTGGAAGCCAGCTTGACAGCTATAAAGGCCAAAACTGACTTGTTACCATCCGGCATATCCAAGAATGTCGCCCTAAATAACTTTGAGTTCTTAATGGTATTGTCGGCTGATCATATCACTCCAGCGACAGGCAAGACTATCACCTCACAAATATCAAAGGATGGTGCGGCTTTCGCCAATACAGAGAACTCAGTCAGCGAGGTCGGTTCAGGCGTTTATAAGATAAGTTTCACCCAGGCGGAAATGAACGCTGACGTGATAGCGCTGAAGTTCACGGAAACCGACTGCGACCAGAGAACCATAACCATAATTACTTCGACTTAGAGGAATGAGTAATGATTATAGATTGGCAAGTCTATCCGTGGCACGGTGCACAGAGTTTGACTCTAGGTTGCATATTTAATTGGCTAAGTAGTGGCGAGTTTGGAGGAAGGATACTCTCTATCAAGGTTATTACAGCACAATATAGAAGCATAAGCACTGTTACTGCGCAGAATCGAAATATAGATGTAGTTACCACGCAGAAAAGAAAAATCCGAACCCTTACCACGGGAGGTTAATATGGCTTTAGAAGGAATTGTTCAAGTAATAGTATTTCCCGACAAGGCTACAGTCTGGGTTCTAGCCCTTGTCTATGATGAGAATAAGGCACTTGTTGACCCAACGGCTGCCAAGGTCTCTATCATTGATCCTGATGGCGAGGTCATTGTTGGCGAAGAGGCAATGACGCAATACGACAGCACAACTGGGATTTACGAGTATTTTTATCACAAGGGAGAGACTGCTGACCCGATGGCTGAAGGGCAGTGGAGAGGCGAGATTCTTGTCATAGACGGCTCAGGGGCAGATGCAATCATATCGCCCCAGAGCTTTGCCTTTGAAGTAAAATGAGGACTATTTCAGATACGCTAAAGGCAGCACAGCAGGGAGGGTTTCTAAACCCACTATGCAAGGTTGTGCTCACAAAGGGGGAAAGCAGTTACACTTATGAAAAAGACAGGATACTGCCCTCTGAGCATGATGAGGAGATGTATTCTCACCGGGCCAAGATTGTCCTACATAACAGAGACCATGAGCTCGATGACATAGACTTAAGGGGATATGATGCCGTTATCTCCTATGGTTTTGGCAGTGAGTATTCGGCAACTGCTCCACTTTCTGTCATAGACCAGCAATTCAATTCTGAACCCAATGATTTAACATGTACGCTTTTTCTTGAAGGTACGCCTAACCTGATGGCGCAAGATGAGGCGAGCGAGAATTACATACCCGAATCGGACGCCGATGAAAAAGTTAAAGATTTGGTAGAAGATATTGCAGGGGCTACATTAGCGCCGTTCACCCACTGCACGGCCTTTGAGGTAGTCTGGGACGATGGCTATGACGATTTAGCGGATACCTATGAGCCTGCGGACGGCTTCAGAATCTACACTGGCGGGAATCGCCTAGCTGCCATAAGAAAATTACTCGACTATACTTCCAATGTTGCTAGATTCGAGGCCGATGGGAAGATTCATATTCTTAAACCTATAACTACGGGGACAACCTACGACTCCGAATATGCGCTTGGGAAAGGTTATCATAACTTCTTCAACAAGGCATATCGAAATACCCTTGTGATTCCGAACAGAGTAGTAGTTCAAAGCCGTTCCGATGATGAACCCTTTTACCAGGGCGAAGCCCAGACTGACGACTATGATTCTCTGCCTGCAAAAGTAAAGAAAACGAAGTTTGTTGAAGCTCGACTGGAAAGCGATGGCCAGGGTGACGACATAGCGGAGGCATTGCTATCAAAGGCTGAAATGGGCTGTTCCAGAGGGCAGGCTGAAGTTCCAATAAATGTCGGCAGCGAGGTTTTCGATTATGTGAAGGTAACTGATTCAAGACAGGGAGATGCACGGACAGGAAATGTCGGTTATATCCACCGAAGATTCGGCGGAGATAAGTGGAAAATGACATTCGGCTTTGGTAACTGGTTCGACCTGCTTCATTATCAAGCGATGCTCAACGAACTGGAAACCTACACCGATATTGATAACTATTTCTCGCGGCTGCGGGTGGGAACTTTATATGCCTATCTCGATGACATAAAGGACGGGCCAGAGATTTACATAAGGCAAAGGTCAATGCAGTTGGATGCTACAGGCCTTTATTTGCAAGAGAATATAGTTTATACCATTAGACTGCCCGGAGAGGCACAGCATAAATTAACAAAATCCGATACCGCACCAAGTTCGCCAGAGGAAGGTGATTTTTGGATTGACACTAATTATATACCCAACCCCATAATGATATGGAACGGCTCCTCGTGGGATGAACTAACGGCAGAAGAAATCGCAGAGTATAACAGGGCTACGATTTTCAGGGAAGTAAAGAGCATGTCATTAACAGCCGATGGTTTAGTCCTCTTAGACCAAGTTCAAGTGGGGACTTATGGGCTGGTTCTGGCCACTTCTATTTCAGCAGGTAATATCCTCCTCTCCAAGACAGTCAAAGACGGATTGTGGTATGAGGAAACTGGTGTAGTCATAGATGCTACCTATGGTATAGCACTCTACGGCGGTGAGGGTATTAACGCCTTCAGAACCTTTGCGACCAAGGAAGACTACGAGGCTGGTACGCCTGTTCAGGTTTACATAGGGACAGACGGATGCTTCTATGCTGGGGAAGAGAAAGTAAAGATTGATAAGAGCAGGCTTACCGTAAAGGGGCATCTGGACCCTCTTCGTATTGTTAATAGCGATGGGGATTTTATAGGGGCAATAGGCACATCAATAGTTGGTGATAACTTTCAAATAGGTGCTTATACTGGGCGCAAACTCATTTTAAGTGCTTTAGGTGGGATTGCTACTATAGGAGATATACTCCCTAGTATAGATGATTACTTTAGCTTAGGCAGCATAGACTATCAATACGAGGGAGGCTACTTTGCCTCACGGCTCAAAATCCCAGACGGCGAGGACATGTATGACTAAGGAGAAAAATGCCTAATTACCCTGTAGCTAGTAGTCAAGGAAGGTATCGCCTGGGAGCTGCTACCTCAACCCCTGGGACTGATGGTGATATAGCTTGGGCTGAAGAATGTGCTGATGATAGTCAAGATGTCTTAGAAGGCACAGACATATCCTATTATGCAATCACATCTGGAACTGATAGGGTCAATTTAATCCGTAATGTCATATTCTTTGACACTACAGGTCTAAGTCCAACACTAGAGATAGAGAATGCAGGTATTTGGGTTGAGCTTACATATTGTCAGAACATCGCACTGACGAAAATAGCAGACACGATTAACATTGTTCTCTGTCCTGATATACATAGGCCTGCTGTAGAGGCAGACTATGGATATTTAGGTGATTGTGGCACGATTGTTGGAAGTCTTTATATCCCAGTTGATTTGCCTACTAATTATAGATATATCCCTTTGAATGATGTTGGCATTGCAGCTATAAACGCTGGTGGCATAACACCGTTTGGGATAAGACCAAGCAGGGATATAAATGTAAACTTTCCTGGTTGGGATACTCAATTCTGTGTCATTTTTGGCACTGCCTACCTGAGAATAAATGACCCTGTATTCACTGGTTATATCTGGGTGGAAGGAACTAAGTTTGCTTACCTTGACCACTATAGAGATAAGCGATTAAAGGAAGGAACTCTTGTCAGTGGTGTAGCAAGCGATACCTTTGCATGGGTAGACGGTGTTTATCAATACTATACTGACCACGCAGGGGGTGTTCGCAGGATAGAAGGAACTCTAACCGGACTTACCGGAAAACTCCCGAGCCAAATATCAATAAATACGAAAGCGCCGATGTATGGGACTCATTACTGTTACATAGGCGATGATGGTGCCGAGCGATGTTTTGAAGGCACACCAGCATAGGAGGGACATGGAAATTTCAAAGGAACTAGCAGAGGCAAAGAAGATGCAGCAGCAAGTCATGAATGAACTCAAAGCTCTCGGGCAAAGGCGAGAATTGCTGGCAGCACAGGCCAATAAGCTACTAGGGCGTATTGAAGTTCTAGAGGAGTTAGCCGAAAAAGATGGACAACCCGAACCTGGTTGACAAATATGTCGGCCAACTCCGTCAAATCATGCTCGACATGAGGCATGACGGGATTCCACACAGAACTATCCATCATGTTTTCAGCGAGCTAACAAAAGACCTTGAAACAATGGCTCTTGCAGAGGAAGAATTAAGCCCTGAGAAGCCCGCAGAAATCCCCTAATCGGTGCTGAAACCCTTATAATTACAATGAATTATGAGGACGAAATTCTTTTTGCGTGTCTTTATACTCGGAAGAGATTTTAGCCTCAGATTTTACAGTAAATAACCCTCTCCTTGATGGAGGGGGAACTTTTTTATTTTGGAGTTGACAAACTGATAAAGAATTCATACTCTTAATTGAATGGAAACGATACGAAAGATTAAGAATTTACAATGCATTAAACTAGCAGCCATTTTTGCTGGTTTAAATATAATAGATGGAATTCTCACATGGGTATTGGCAGGCGAAGGTGGCTATGAGCTAAATCCTCTAACAAGAATCGTATTAAGACAACAATCAGCATTGGCATATTGGGGGTTCAAATTAGGCAGAATACTAATCCTCATCGCAGCACTTCTCTTCTTGGCAAGTATCTATCCCCGACAGATGGGCAAGGTATTCATTGTCTTAATAATTGTAGCTCTAGGAGTTTGCCTGTTTAATTTGGCGGGACTATTATCTGTAGTGTAACAGGTAATCGAGCAAGGTTACTTTCTTATATTGAGTTTCTTTTATGTCAGGTATAACCTCATAGCTCCAATTATCAAGGGATTCAGTTGAACATTCAGCGACCCCTTGCTCAGTGACATTTAAGCTTAGCTTTACTGCTAGGGAGTAGTAAGCAAATATAGGAGTAAATCCAGAAAATATAACGGTAAAATCCCCGGCAATATCGTCTGTGTTTGTCACATTAACGCAAGCTACCTGAACCGCCACTTCTACTAATTCTCGATTACACCCACACGAACCTACTTGCCGATATACCTCAACAGTGTCTGTTCGAGTATAATTACTTGCCTCAAAATTTAGAGGCGTAGGATTCGCATAAGCCACTTCCTTCAAGGGAACAAGCCAAATGACAAGAACTATAGCTACTACAATGCCGATAATTATCCCAGCCTTCTTCATTTCAGCCTCCCACTATTATTCTAATTCCTTTCCCCAAAATGTCAAGTTCCTATTTGAAAATTTTCTCAAAAAGAAATTTCACCCCAAAGCTAAGGGGGACTTGACAAGATTTTAGGGGTGTTATAAAATGTTATCAAAAGTAAGAAATGGCTAACAGGACAAAGACAGAACGGAACAAAAAGATATTGGAACTTGCTGATAAGGGGTGGCGGCATATAGCCATCGCCCGAATGTTCAAAATGACTACCAGTGCCGTATCAATGGTCATCTGGCGAGCAAGGCAAAAAAAGGGAGGGAACGGGAATGAATGAACCGAGACGCCTAATCTTAGTTCCCCATGTTCTACAATTAAGCCATGAAATAACGAACGGCGTGTTCCACCTAAAAGATGGCGGAGACCTCAAGAGTTTATCCCTTATTCTAGGACACAGCAATATCACTACAACAGCTAATTACTACACTCCGCTTTTAACTGAAGATGTGATTGCGATACATCATAAGCATACGCCAGGGAGGGTATTTGAAAATGCAACTAAGCAATGAAGAATGCGAAACCTTGATTAGCTTCGATGAAACCCCTGCCGATGCGGTGATATTTACCTACAACAAGCGTTGGCAAAAGCACTTAGAAGACAAGCTAGGGCTGAAGCCTACTATGAATAATGGCTATGGTGGCAAGGAATATCACATCGCTAAAAGCAGAATCCCTCTGCCGCGAGTTCCCCGGAAGTTATCGCCTGAGCAAAGGGAAAGATTAGCAAACCAATTAAGGCGAGGTCGCCAGAAATCGCTTAATTTGTCCAGAAATACTACAGCACAATAGATTTATGGGGATTAAAAAGGTTTTGTGTGGAATTACTAGGGAGGATAAGGAGATTAAAGAAATGAGAGAGATTAAGTTTAGAGCGTGGGATAAGCTAACTAGAAGATGGCTGGATATTGTATCCCTTGTAAGTAGCGAGGATGGAGAAATAATAGCCGTTCGTACACGTGAGGGTGAACTAATAACAAAAGAAGGAAACTTAGAGCTTGTTGAGTGGACAGGACTCCACGACAAGAACGGCAAGGAGATTTATGAGGGGGATATAGTCCATACATTTAGTCGTGTTGGTAGAGGTTTTAGGGATAGGGGTGTAGATAAAATTCACTATTCAGATATAACAGCTCGTTGGTATCCCTTAGATATTGTTGTCACTGAAATGTGTGAAATCATCGGCAACATCTATGAGAACCCCGAACTATTGGAAAATTGAAAGCAATGGAAGCTATAAGGAAGTTAGAGAACATCAAGCTGGCGATTGTCTTTGTTGCCCTGAATGTGATTGATGGCATATTCACCCTAGCCCTATTTACCAGGGGGGGATACGAACTAAACCCGATTATGAGGCAAGTTCTTGCATGCGAAGTTAGTTGGGTATTTTGGCTGGTCAAGATCGGGGCGACACTGGCCTTTGCTTCGCTGCTTTTGCTAGTAGCCGACAGATATTACCAGCAGATAAACAGGATATTCCTAATCCTGATTGGAGTTATGACCGGGATTTGCATATTTAACGGAATGGGACTGGTGCAGGGAATATAAGGAGAGTATATGAAAGGAATCTTATTTAGGCCTGAATCAATACAAGCCATCATTGAGGGCAGGAAAACACAGACTAGAAGGGTAAACAAACTAGCAAATAAAATCGCCATGTCATATGAGCGAACCTGGGTTCATTTTAGCAAGAGGGATAACTGGTGGGAACTTAAAGGGCGTTCGGAATATAGCGACTTGATTGAAGCATTCGTGCTAAAGCCCCGCTACCAAGTAGGCGAGACTGTCTATATCAAAGAGGCATTTGAATATGTCAGCCTTGCTGAAAAAGACCCTTGGAAAGATAAGGCAATTGCAGATGGTAGCTTCAGGCGCAAGCCTGATGGCTTACCTGTAGCAATGTGCTACAAGCTGGATGGATACGAAATAGGCACAGATTGGCTTAACCCTCTCTTTATGCCCGAATGGGCAGCCCGCTACTTTATTGTGATAACAGATGTCAGGGCAGAGAGATTGCAGGAGATAGGGCAAACTGATATTAGCCAAGAGGGGTTAACGCTTCAAAGAATGAAACCTAACGAGAATTGGGAACATCATATTCATGTGAATCGAGTGAATTTTATGAGGCTTTGGAACTCCATCAACAAAGATTACCCCTGGGAAAGTAATCCCTGGGTGTTTAGATATAAGTTTGAATTTACGAATGAATTTTCAGGACATGAATAAGCAAGAAGCAGGAAGATTAGGTGGCCGTCCCAAAGCCCTCACATTAGATAGGCAGCAACAGCCTCGCTTCAGGGGGCTTTATAGACTGCATTGCAGGTCGA